GGATTAATGAAGTTGTTGTATGGGGTGGTAAAGCCTTGATTGGTTTTAATTGTGATAGTTAAAGCTTGAGGAGGAACGATGATTGCTTGAGTAATGGTCGAATATTCAAATGGTTCGAAAGGGTGTTTCAACACAAAATTGTGACTGAATGTCTGATAACCCTTTGGAAAGGCCTTAGCCTGATACTTCCAAATGTTGTTGTCAAATTCCTGAACCAGTTTGATGTAGCTGCGCTTAGCATATTCAATCAATTGATCAAAGTTGTCCAATTTGCCAAGTTCCATTTCAGCGTTTGCTAATTTTTCTTCGATGGCACTGACTCTAGATTTTAGTGTAGCCAAATCATATTCAGAACCACCAATGACATTGATCCTCCTAAGCATTGAATTACGTGTATCTACGCGTCTAATCATAGCGAAAGCGGGAAAAATTCACCTCAATATCAAAAGTATTGACGAATTGTTTACATTGTATTTATTGAGGTTCCGCCGCTTTCGCGGTGTAATAAGATAATTTGTTTAAGGGATGCTAGTTAAGCTTTTGTTGCTAGCACCCCCGAGTTATAGTGGACGTTAAAATCGAGGGTTTTAAAGGATGCTAGTTAAGCTTTTGTTGCTAGCACCCCCGAATTGTAGTGGATGTTAAGATCAAGGGCTATTAAATTTCGCAAGGGGTTCTCTTCATGTTAAAATAGGGGAGAGGTAATAATGAAAAGAATTTATTAAAAGGTTTAATTTGCTTTCCTAGTGAGTTGAGTAACTTAGAGGAGTTTGTTGAAAGTTTTAATCTGCTTTCCTAGTGAATTGAGTAGCATAGTCGATGTCGAAATCCATTTGCAGAGCTTCAGGTTCGCAAGTTGCAAAGTGATACAGGTAATTTATGACACTTTCTGTTTTGTAGACCGAAACTCCATAATGTTTAGCATTTGCTAAAGCACAGTGCCTTTTGTCATAACTAGTCCTAATAAGCGACAATCTATCTTTTATAGCTTGCTGATATTCTGTAATTTTACCATCTTTGGATTTCGTGTCTTGAGCGTAGAAATTTCGATTCACTAGTTTGCAAGCCATTTTCCCTAAGTCTAGAGTTAAGTAGTTTCCTAAAAGGTAACCAACACATTCAGGAATTGGATTGGTGTCGGGTTTTAAATAAGGTTTCATGTAATCAGCAACATCTGATTTGATGCTGTTGGCAATTATTGTCACATCATCACCTTGTGCCATGATTAATTTGGGTCCTTTAATTTTAAGATAGGCTAAATTCATAAATAAAGCAACAGCTGTGTTCTTAAAGAGAGTGTCAGCTCTTCCAGATTGCATACGTTCGTGTACCTGCAACTTGATGGCGCCTGCATCTAATATCCAGTCTATGTTGATTTCATCCATAAGTCTTTGTATACAGGAATCAACACCATGTTGCTTGAAAAGAAAATCCATAAAAACTCTTGACCATCTAGCGTGTATGGTATCAAACTGCGTTATGTCTAGGGCGAGGCAAGTTCTTTCGTCTACATCTCTAAGCATTGCAATGGTCTTAGCCTTTAGTTCTTC